TGCGAAGCTTCTTCGTCACGACCCTGATGGGCGGCGCGCTCGCCTTCCAGGCGGCGCACCCGCGCACCGGCGCCGAGGCGACGCTGCGCTTCCTGCGCCCGCCCGAGCTCGCGCACCGCGCCGAGGGCGGCGGGCTGTGGCGCGCGCAGATCGAGCTGGAGGCGCTGTGACATGGCGCGCGCGCTGACCCTGGCCGCGCGCCAGTCGCTGACCGCCGAGGCGACAGATGAGCTCTGGCTGATCCTGCTGACGATCGAGGCGGACGGGCTGACGGAGCCGATCCGCGTCGTCAACGACCGCCAGGATCTGTACAGCCGCGGCGCGCGGTACGTCGCCTATCCGTTCGAGCTCGACCTGCCGGCGGACGACGGCGAGACGGTGGCGCGCGTGATGATCCGGATCGACAACGTCGACCGCGCGATCCTGGCCGCGGTGCGCGCGGCCACCGGCCTGCCGCGCGCGACGATCGAGGTCGTGCGGCGCGCCGAGCCCGACGTGGTGGAGGCCGGCCCGTTCAGCATGACGGTCGCCGAACTGCGCGCCGACGCGCTGACGCTCGAGGCGACCTGCGTGTACGAGGACATCCTCGACGCCGCATTCCCGGCCGGCCAGTACACGCCGGCGGACTACCCGGGCCTGTTCTGATGGTCGCGCGCCCGGCACCGTGGGCCCGGGACTATATCGGCATTCCGTTCGTGCCGGGCGGTCGAGGCCGCACCGGCTGCGACTGCTGGGGCCTGGTGCGCCTCGTGCTGGCCGAGCGCTGGCGCCTGCGGCTGCCGGCCTGGAGCGACGCCGATCCGGAGGACCGCGCGGCCGCGGCGGCGGAGTTCGCGCTCGCCCGCGAGCGCGGCTGGCGGCGGATCGACCCGAGCTCCGCGCGCGACGGTGACGTCGCGCTGCTGCGCGTCGGCGGCGCGGCCTGCCACGTCGGCGTGATCGCCGGGTGGCCGTGGCTGCTGCACGTCGAGCGCGGCACCGACAGCGGCGTCGACAGGCTGGACGGCGCACGCTGGGTCCGCCGGCTCGACAGCGTCTGGCGGCACGAGGCGCTGAGCCCGTGACAGCGCCGGCAGGAACACAGGGCGGGGGCGCGCGACTGATAGCCGCGCCGCACCCGTTCTCGGCCGACCGGATCGACGGCCGCGCCGAGGAGGGGGCGACGATCGCCGCGATCGTCGCCGCGCTGTTCCCAGACCGCGCACTGCACGATTGCCTGCGCGTCTGGATCACCGACGTGGCGCTGGCGCACGAGCCCGTCGCCGTGCCGCGCGAGGCCTGGGCGCGCCTGCGGCCGAAGCGCGGCGCGGCGGTGCTGATCCGGCCCGTGCCGCAGGGTGGTGGGGGCGGCGGCAAGAACCCGCTGCGGATCGTGCTGTCGATCGCGATCGTCGCCGCCTCGTTCTTCCTCGGCCCCGCGGTGGGCGCGGCGCTCGGCCTGCCGGCCGAGAGCACGCTCGGCGGGCTGCTGGCGACGCCGATCAAGCTGGCCTCGGCCGTCGGCGGATTCCTGATCACCGCCACCGGCACGCTGCTGCTGAACGCGCTGATCCCGCCGCCGCGGCCTGCGCTGAGCCAGCTCTCGGTGGCCTCGCGCACCTCGCCCACGCTGGCGCTGACCGGTACCTCGAACCGCGCCGCGCCGTGGCAGCCGGTGCCGCGCGTCTACGGCCGCCACCGGGTCTATCCACCCCTGGCGGCGCGCACACTGCTGGAGGGCGAGGGCCAGACGCAGTATCTGCGCGCCCTGTTCGATTTCGGCTACGGCCCGCTGCAGATCGAGGACATCCGCATCGGCCAGGTGCCGATCGGCCAGTTCGACGGCGTCGAGACCCAGCTCAGGGCCGGCTACGAGACCGACGCGCCGATCACCCTCTACCCGAACGCGGTGCGTGAGGACGGCTACGCCTGGCGGCTGCGCGCCGCCGACCCTGCCGTGGTGGTCACGCGCAGCGACGCCTCCGAGGCGATCGTTGATGTGACGTTCATCGGCCTGGTGGTGTTCAGCCCGCAGGACGGCTCCCGCCAGCCCCGCTCGGTCGAGCTGCGGTTCGAGTACGCGGCCGAGGGCAGCAGCGACTGGATCGCTGCCGGCACGCGGACGTTCACGGCCGCCACCGAGCAGCGCCTGGTGTTCGGTCACCGCCTGCCCCTGCCCGTGCCCGGCCGCTGGCAGATCCGCGTCACGCGGCTGACGGCCGACGCGACCTCGTCCTCGGTGCGCGACGAGACCTACCTGACCGCGCTGCGGTCGGTGACCGGCGAGGCGCCGGTGCGCGCGCGCGGCCGCTGCCTGCTGGCGGTCCGGATCCGGGCGTCCGAGCAGCTCTCCGGCCAGCTCGATCAGCTGAACGCGATCGCGACCTCGATCCTGCCGGTCTGGACCGGCACCGGATGGGTGTCGCAGGCTACGCGGAACCCGGCCTGGGTCTACGCCGACGTGCTGCGCGGGCGGGCGAACCCGCGGCCGATCCCGGACGATCGGATCGACCTCGACCTGCTGGCGCTCTGGGCGCAGCGCTGCGACGCGGCGCCGGCCTACGGCGAGGCGCCGCGCTTCCAGTTCGACGCCGTATTCGATGCCGAAACGACCGTGCTGCAGGCGCTGCGCGACGTCGCCGCCGCCGGTCGCGCCGCGCCGGCGATGCGCGAGGGCCGGTTCTCGGTGGTGCTGGACGAGCCGCAGACCGTGCCGATCCAGCTCTTCTCGCCACGCAACGCGCGCGGCTTCGTGCTGCGGCGGACGTTCCGCCGCCCCCTACACGGCTTCCGCGTGCGCTACGTCGAGCCGCAGCGGGACTGGACGCAGCAGGAGGTGCTGGTCTACGCCGACGGCTACGCGGAGCACAACGCCACCGAGATCGAGACGCTGGAGCTGTGGGGTGTCACGCGGCGCGACCAGGCGGTGCGCGACGCGCGCTACCACCTCGCCGTGCACCGGCTGCGCTCGGAGACGGTGACGATCACCGTCGATATCGAGCACCTGCTGTGCACGCGCGGCGACCTGGTGCGCGTGGTCTACGACGTGCCGCTCTGGGGCAGTGGCGTCGGCCGTGTGCGCGAGGTGGTGACCGACGGCGCGGGCGACGTCACGGCGCTCCTGCTCGACACCAGAATCGGCTTCGGCGCGGGCACGGCCTACGCGGCGCGCATCCGCCGCAGCGACGGCGCCAGCGTGCTGGCCACGCTTGCCACCACCGCCGGCGAGACCGACACGCTCACGCTCGCTCCGCCGCTGCCGGCCGCCGCCGGCGTGGCTGTGGGCGACCTGGTGCTGGTCGGCGAGGCCGGGCGCGAGTCCGTCGAGATGCTGGTGCGTGAGATCAGGCCGGGCCCCGAGCTCTCGGCCGAGCTGACGCTGGTCAGCCACGCGCCGGCGGTGCACGAGGCCGAGGCGCTGCCGATCCCGCTCTGGGATCCCGAGATCACGCGGCCGCCGGCGCTGACGCGCCGCCTGCCGCAGCCGCCGGAGATCCTCGGCTGGGAGGCGGGCAGCGCGGCCTTGGGCATGGCGCGCGCCGGCGCGATCGTGGCGCGGATCGGCCTGCGCGTGCGTCCGGCGGAGGCCGACCGCGCGCCAGGCATCGCGGTGCAGGTGCGCTGGCGGCCGGCGCTCGCGGGCGACGACCACCCGTGGCAGCTCGGGCCCGCGGAGGCGTGGGCTGACCACGCGCTGGCCTTCACCGGGCCGCTGGTGGAGGGCGCGGCCTACGAGCTCGCCGCGCGCGTGGTGACGGCTGCCGGCGACGCCGGTCCGTGGTCGCCAGCCGTCACCGTGGTCGCCGAGGGCGAGCTCGCGCCGCCGTCTGATGTATCCGAGTTCCTGATCGACGGCCGCAGGCTGACCTGGCGCGCGGTGCAGGATCTCGACGTCGCGGGCTACCGGATCCGCTGGGCCGGCGGCGCGAACGTGGCGTGGGAGCTGGCGCAGCCGGCGCACGAGGGCCTGGTCACCAGCTCGCCGTTCCTGCTGGACGTGCCGCCAGCTGGCCAGATGACGGTCCTGATCAAGGCCGTCGACCGGGGTGGCCGCGAGAGCCGCAACGCCGCCGCGATCGTGACCGAGCTGGGCGACGCGCCGCTGCGGTTCGGCGCGGCGCAGATCGACGCGCGCGCGCTGGGCTGGCCCGGCACGCGCGTCAACGCTGTGGTCGACGCCGGCGACCTGGCGGCGGCTGCCGACCCGGGCGAGCCGATGTGGACCGCGGCGGGTGCGCTGCTCTGGACGGACGACGCCGCGGCGATGTGGCCGGCCGATACCTGGGCGGCGCTGGCGTACCAGCAGGAGGTCGCCTTCGTCTCGCCCCCGCAGGGGGCTCGGATCGCCGTCGCGTGGGACGCGCAGGGCACCGGGCCGCGGCTGCTCTGGCGCGAAATATCGGCCTACTGGACCGACGACGGGGCAGCGATGTGGGGGGCGGACGGGGCGCTGATGTGGCCCAACACAGGTGGAGGCGACTGGCAGGACTGGGCCGGCGCGGTCGCCGCCCGGCCGATCGCCCTGCGCGTCGAGATCGAGGGCGGCGCGGTGCGCGGCCGGCTGACCGAGCTGCGCGCGATCCTGGACGTCGAGCCGCTGGTCGAGGCGCTGGGCGACGTGGCGCTGGACGCCGCCGGCACGCGGCTGCCGCTCAGCAGGACCTTCACCGCGATCGGCGCCGTGACGGTGACGCTGCAGGGCGGCTCGGCGCGCACCGTGCAGGTGCTGGACCGCGACCCCGCGCTGGGGCCGCTGGTGCAGGCGTTCGACGCGTCCGGCGCTGGCGTCGCGGCAACGGTCGACGCGGTGGTGCACGGCTACTGAGAGGAGCAGACGATGGCCAATCTTCCGGCGAATAACGACGTGACCGGCGCGACGGTCACGCAGGGCCAGTTCCGCACACGGCTCAACGACGTTCTGGACTTTTTGCGCGACATCCTTGGTTCGACCGGGACGCCGGCCGCGGCGCGATCGAGCCTCGGCCTGGGGTCGCTGGCGACCGCGAACGAGGTCTCGGGCGCGCTGCTGGGTGCCGGCGCCGTGACGACGGCGAAGCTCGGAGACGCGCAGGTGACCACCGCCAAGCTGGCCGACGGGGCGGTGACCGCGGCGAAGCTCGGAGACGCGCAGGTGACGACCGCCAAGCTGGCCGACGGGGCGGTGACGGCGGCCAAGCTCGCCTCTGGCGCGGTGCCCGAGGGGGTGCCGACCGGCACCGTGGTCGCCTTCGCGGCGTCCTCGCCGCCGTCGGGCTGGCTCGTCTGCAACGGCGCGGCCGTCAGCCGCACCACCTACGCCGCGCTCTTCGGGGTGCTGGGCACGACCTACGGCGCCGGCGACGGATCCACCACCTTCAATCTGCCGGACCTCCGTGGCGAGTTCGTCCGCGGCCTCGATCTGGGCCGCGGCGTGGACAGCGGCCGCGTGCTGGGCTCGGCGCAGGCGAGCCAGAACCTGGCACACACCCACACGGCCAGCACCGCCAGCGCGGGCGCGCACAGCCACACGACAGGCGAGGCGGTCGCGCCGGGCGGGGGCTCGATCAGTTACGGCCCCGGCGAGAGGACCACCACCACCACCACGTCGTCGGACGGCGCTCACACGCATACGGTGACTGTCAACTCCTCGGGCGGGTCGGAGGCGCGGCCGCGCAACGTGGCGCTGGTGTACATCATCAAGACCTGAGGTGGCGGCGATGCAGGTGTGGCAAGTGGGCGAGGACGGCTATCTGGTCGGCGCGGTGACGGCCGAGCCCGACCCCCTCACGCCGGGGGCGTGGCTGATTCCGCGCGGCTGCGTGACGGTGGAGCCGCCGGCGATCCCGGAGGGCCGGCGGGCGCGCTGGACGGGCGAGGGCTGGGTGCTGGAGCCCGCGCAGCCGACGCGCTGGCGCGTCCTGCGCTCGACGCTGGTGCAGCGGCTGACCGACGCGGAGGCCGAGGCGCTGGAGGCGCTGGTGGCGGCGCTGCCGGCCAAGGCGCGAGCGCGCTGGCAGGCGGTGCGCTGGATCTGGTCGGACGATGCCGAGGTGCTGGCGGCGGCGTCGACGCTGGGCTGGACGGCCGAGCGCGTGGCCGAGCTGCTCGCGCCCGACCCCGATCCGGAGCTCTCGGCCATCCCGGTCGAGGCGGGATAAGCTGTCAGCCTGCCGCGTCCGGTGCAGCCAAGCCATCGTGTCGGCATGACGCGCACTCCCAACGCCAGGTTCGAGCGCTGCGTCGCCGAGGTGCTGCGCCACGAGGGCGGGTTCGCGCAGCATCCAAGCGACCCGGGCGGCGCCACCAAGTACGGGATCACGCGCGCGACGCTGTCGCGCTGGCGCGGCCGCGACGCCTCGGTCGACGACGTGCGAGCGCTGACCGAGGCCGAGGCGCGGGAAATCTATCTCGCGCGCTACTGGAACGTGCTGCGCTGCGACGAGCTGCCGCTGGGCGTCGACCTCGCGGTCTTCGACTGGGGTGTGAACTCCGGTCCCGCGCGCGCGGCGCGCGCGTTGCAGCGCCTGGTGGGAGCCACGGTTGACGGTGTGATCGGCCGAGAGACGATCCGCGCTGCACTGCGGGCGGACAGCCGTGCGACGATCGACGCTCTGTGCGATGACAGGCTCGCCTGGCTCCGCGGGCTGGAGACGTGGGAGACGTTCGGCGTCGGCTGGTCCCGCCGCGTCGAGGCGGTGCGCGCGGCGGCGCTGGCGATGGCGCGCCAGGGCCTGCCGCTGGCCGAAGCGGCGCAGACCGACACGGTGCGAGCCTCGGCCGCCGCGGTCAGCGCGGTCGCGGCCGCGGCCGCGGCGGTGCAGGAGGTTCTGCCTGCAATCGAGGCGCTGGTGCCGCTGGTCGAGCGGGTCGGCGCCGTCGGCCTGATCGTGGTCGCTGCGGCGCTGGTGGTGGCCGGCGTCGTGGTGTGGCGCCGGCGCCGGCCGTGATCCGATGGCTGCTGTCGCCGCTGGCCGGATGGGCGACGGCGGCCGGCGCGGCGCTGCTGGCGGCCATCGGGATCTACGCGCGCGGTCGAGCGGACGCTCGGCGGGACGCCGAGCTGCGCGCGCACCGCGCCGAGCAGCAGCGGCAGGAGAAGGCTGATGAGGCGGCTCGGAACTATCGCCGCGATGGCGGCGCTGCTCGCCGGCTGCGCGACGGGCGGTTCTGACATCCGCTGGGCGGCCTGCGGCTGGCTGAAGGACTACACACCAGAGCTGCAGTCGCGCGCGGCTGAGGAGCTGTCGAGGCTGGCGCCCGGCGCGGCGGTGGCACACTTGGTCGATGACTACGGCGAGCTGCGCGCGCGTCTGCGTGCGGCCTGCGCCACGCGATAGGATTCTGGTCGTCTCGTCTAGCGGGGCGTTCGGGGGCGTCTAGCCAGGCGCTAGATGCTGCTGGTGGGCTGGCGTTGGCACTCTCGCCGCACGAGTGCCAGCGTCGTGTGTTTCTCAAAGCAATTGTCCGCGTGTCTCAAAGCATTTGTCGCGCTACAGCGCAACCGAGCGCGTCACGTTGATCTGGCACTCGCACCGCGAAGC